GGCTTGGCATATCGCCCATGTCGATGAAAAAACAATTGATAACATGAATATACTGCAGTCTGTCATGCGGGGAATGCATGAATGTATCCGCGAAACTATGAAAAAAGTGTCTGAAAAAACGGGGGCCGGTGATTGTGCTTGTGCCGATATTGCGTTGGATAACTTTATGGCGGTCGTTGACGGGAACTATTTCACACCTTTCTTAGGGTATGACAAAACCACGGAGTCCATGAAACAACTTCGCCATGTCACGGTGGAACAAGGAGATGCAACCTATATGGGCATAGCTGCCGCTAGTATTTTGGCAAAAACCGCACGTGACGAATACGTAGTTGAAATGTGCAAAACTTATCCAGCGTTGTCAGATCGATATGGTTTGGAAAAAAATATGGGATATGGAACAAAAACCCATCTTTCTGGTATACAGGAACATGGGATTTCACAGTGGCATCGACGAACATTTGGGAATGCATGTAAGAATGCGGACGTTAACGAAATATAGGTGTTATTGTATTATATCAGACTTATTAGATAAATAATTTCTCCATCGCAGGTTTGGGCACCTGAATAAACTTTGTTTCCCTGTCCATGACACTATACCCAATTAAAAATGCGTTGGCATTTTCCAAAAACACAAATCCAAGGGTATATTCCACTTTCTCTTTTTCAAAGGTGAACAATTTACTATAACGGACAATATTGTAAGTTTTATGATCGATAGCGACAAGGATATGATAGTAGTAACGACGATCTTCATAACTCACTACATGACAAATAAACCAAATTTCATTTCCCACATTCACACCATTCGTAGATCCACGCACCCACTTAAAAAACGACGGCGTTGGGATAAAATGAGTTGGGTGGAGTTGCGTAATCGGCCTATTTTTTTCATCAATAAGTCGGGACGGGTGATCACGGTGAATTCCCACTGTAAACGGATGCCATTCGTAAATCATTTTGGTCTCGTTTCTATGATCTCGGAACATTACCCAATTTTTTTCAATATGCCGCTGACCCTCTTTTTTCACAAAGGAGGAAATTGTCATATTTGATTTCAAATTAATAATTCCGTTTTCAATGACCATGCAGTCTCGCGATAACCCGCGATTCGCATTGTATTGTAATTGGCCAAATTTTGAGAACAAGCGCACATCTTCCAACCCTACATAAACATTATCATACGCGTCGTCATATTTTAATTCAAATTCAGTCGTTTTTACCCAATCTTTCGATTCAATGTCATATACAGAAATGATGTTTTTTGTTATAATGTTCTCTTTGTTAATATAGGAACCATCGTCACCAATGCGATAATTCACAAATCGCGTGTTCACAATCAATGCCTTTTTTAAGGACGTGCTTTCGATAACAACCGATGGCGTGCTTGAAACAAAGTCCACGGACGGGGGCGTTTGAATCATCGTTAATTTCGAAATGTTCGAGTTCGGTTCAGCAAACTCTTTCAGTGCGACTGCATAAAATTTATAATTGCTCAACACATTTTTCATCGTGGATTCATCTGCGTTTGGATTCGCCAATACAGTCATGCATGATTTTGTAATATCTTTATTATGACGGTTACAATAATATCCAAGTATAGAGAACTCATAGTCTAGTTTGTAATCGTAGATATCTTTCTGTAGAAAAAGGTGGTCGGTCGATGGATATTTTTGTTTCGCAAAATCTGCCAGTTCATAAAACGTGTATGCCAACTCATTTTTTCCAATATTACGATAATAACTGATAATTTCGTATAGGTTCTCTACACGCTGCGGAAAATGTTGGAATCCTTCCAACCAATAATAAATGGCCGACTCCATTTGTCCAAGTTCACGGTAACATTTTCCAATACAGTAATACGAAAACCAGGTTTCTTCGATCCACCCCCCAATCTCAATCCTTTTTTTATAGGTATCGATTGCGTTCTCATATTGGTGTGAATCTTTATAACTATTCGCCAAATAAAATGTGTATCGATCATTATTCGGTAGTTCTTCTAGCCCACGTTTTAAAAGTTCAATATCTCGTAAAAACTTGTTCGTTTTTGACCCACCATCCCCAATATCATCTATAAAAAGCATGGATTTATCGATGTCCTCGTATACAGACGTAGGTAGAGTCTTTACATATTCATGTGTCACCCCCCAGTATGAAAATTCTGGGCTGTTTTTCAAGAGGCGAACATTTTTATAGAAGAAAACTTCGGATCCTTGAAATATATGATAGGCATCTTTCGTGAGGGATGCTTTGAATTCTGGGATGGAAAAATCGGGGCCGAATTTCAACACCATATCGGCATCCAATAGCAATAAATAATCGGCGTTCTCCAGATTCACACATTGCTGGAGTGCGAATGTGCGATTGTATCCGAAATCTTGAAAGGGTTCTTCTACTACCAGTCCCGGTATATTGTTATCTTTAAAAAAGGTTTCTATAATTTCAATTGTATCGTCGGTGCTACCTGTGTCACAAATACAATAACTATCGACCAGTGGTAAAACGGATTGCAATAGACGACGTAGGATCGCACTCTCATTTTTTACAATCATGTTTAGACATATTTTCGCCATTTTTTACGGTAGAGTAGAATTGTTCGTTATAATGTTTCTATATTTTTTTCGTTCTATAATATAACTTCAATTCATTATGGCATTTACTCGATTTCATGATGATCCTTGCCGTATAAAAAAAGAACTCGAAGAAAGCAGTTTTCCGGGGCGTTATATATTAAACACTCCTGGACAAGGAATGAACTTGCCTTTTATGGAAGATCCAAATATTCGTATGCAAAGATGGGGTGGAAACTTGCGCGATAATACTGTAAATCTTGAAAGTGATTTGCTCGGATTAACTCGACATTTAAACCGTGATTCATTTCACGAAAACAATTACAAAAATTATGCCGTGCAATCCAGTGCCGTGAATTCGAGAACCCAAGCCCCATTTGTAGAAGAAAGCAGAGCGAGTCATCCCGCATGGATATATAAAGATTTAGAACAAACACGATGGGAACACCCCCATTTAAATCCTTTGGATAGAATCGAGCCCTCGTTTCATTCGAACGTACAAACCCGCATTTTAGAAAAAGACGCATTTCAACCCGCTGTTCCTGTTCTTGGTGGAAATCCGGATATGGAATATTATTTGTCTGGGAAATCTGCATGCATTGGTGGCCGTGAAAACGCCTGCTGGGGGACAATGTATTCAAATATTCGTCCATGAAAAACGCGCATTGGCGGATATTGCCCCCGAAATTTTTTGTATTTCTATTATATTAGCATTACATTGTTCTACTATAATAAACATGGAATTTGTGGTTCCTATATTTGCATTATCTAGTCTCTATATTATCAACAATCAAACAAAGAAAAAAAGCGAAACCTTTAGAAACCGTTCTCTTTTGCCCAATGCAGATGTTCCGGATAAAAATTATCCCAGTGAACTCCCGGTAGTTTCCGAAGAAACGGATCGCACGTCACAATTGTCCACGAATAATAAATTCGACAACGGTGGGTCTGTGTATACAGATAAATATTTTAATCCGAATATGGCCACCACAGCGACTACTGGAGGTAGTGTTGGTGCGGGTCCTGGCACTGACAAATCCTATTATTCTTTAACCGGCGATCGTGTGGACAGCAGTTATTTTTCACATAACAATATGCAACCCTATTTTGGAAGTCATTTGAAAAATCTTCATGCCGATGTAAACCAAGCGGAAGGCATTTTGGACAACTATGCTGGCGCAGGTTCTCAACATATCACCAAATCGGAACGATCCCCTATGTTTTCACCCGTGGAAAACGCACAATGGGCGTATGGCGCGCCGAATCAAAGCGACTTTATCCAATCTCGCATTAATCCCAGCCTTCGCATGGCGAACGTGAAGCCGTTTGAAGAAGAAATCGTTGGTCCCGGTCTCGGTTTGGGCTATACCACGCAAGGCGCGGGTGGCTTCAATTCTGGCATGATGGCTCGTGAACAATGGCTCGATAAAACGGTGGATCAATTGCGTGTGAATAACAATCCGAAAGCATCTGGGTATGGATTATATGGACATGAAGGTCCCGCAAATAGTCATATTAAAACCATGGCTACGTCGGATCAAATGGGTGTCATGGAAAAGAACCGCCCGGAAACCAGTTTTGAGATGGGACAAGATCGTTATTTCACCACCACGGGTGCTGGTAAAGGGGAAACAATGCGCCCTATTACCGTGGAACGATTTGTGTCTCGCCCGGAAACGACGGCCAGTTATACCGGTGTGGCCAGTGCTCAAAACAGCGAAACGTATCTTCCTGGTGAATATATGCCGACGCATAACCAACAATTTGGTGAGATTCCCATGGGCATTGCGAATGCGAATGGCAGACAATATGCAAGTGATGCGGATTATGAAATTCGTGCGAAAAAGGCGTATCCCAACAATCGTTCGGCCAATCAACAAGACGGGTATTTTGGATTGGTGAGTGGCAGTTTGGGAGCAGTTGTTGCACCGCTACTGGATATGTTACGTCCTAGCCGAAAGGAAAATACCATCGGCAATCTCCGCCTCTATGAAAATGCAGGCACGCGTGTGTCCGAAAGTTATATTTTCAATCCCGCGGATCGTCCTGCGGCGACCATTCGTGAAACTACGGAGAACTCGAAATTCCATTTGAACGTGAACGCGAATCAAAACGGTGGTGCATATTCAGTTACGGAACACCAGCCTGATTTTACGTATCGCACAGAAACGGGTGATTTTATGTATATGGGAAATGCGGGGGCGGGTGACCGCACACGTCAAATGACATCCTACGAAGCGAATTACAACCAACGTAACAATGATATCAAATCGAGCACGATTCAAGGGTATATGGTCCAGGGAAATATGGGATTGATGAACGGTGATGTTAATATGCGTCAAGTGTCGCGTGACGGCATGTTGAAAAACAATCGTGCGGTCGCGGCTAACTTGCCTGCGCAATCCCCGGATATTATGAACATGGGTCGTCTTTCCGGAAATGACAATGCGTTGTATTCGAATATTCAAATGGATCGTAACAATTTGGACATCAAGGGCATTTTGAAATCGAACCCTTATGTGAACGATTACAAGAGCGTTTTGTAAGCGGAACTACGATAATTGCTATAGGCCCAATGTATGTTACACATTTCGCAATAAAAATTGACATTTATTTACATCACATAGATGATGTAAATAAAAAATATGGAAGGTACGGTTTTATCCTACATTTCGTTCGGTGGATGTTTCATAGTTGAAATCGTTGCCATACCGACTCTCTATTAACCACCCGACATTGCCTTTGTCAAATTGGTAGCGTTTTCATTCGCTGCATTCGCCGTATTCTGCGCATGTTTTGCCATGGACATAGCATCGCGGATTTGTTTTTCTATTCCTGCAATTTTTTCGTCAAAACCGGATAATTTTTTATTTAACTTTTCCACCTCACCATTCAATGTATTAATAGAAACCTCCATGTCTTGATACGGATTTT